GGTTCAGCCACGAAGCGGTTTCCCACCGCTTCCATTCAACTTTGCTCCCAAAATGCAAGGTTGATGTAGGAACGTAGTCCCAATTGGGACTACACCTACGCTTCGAACGGTATAACGTGCGGCTTTGCCTCACCGTTATCATACCGGATATTACCTCGCCTCGCAAGAAGCTCAAAAACAGCCCGCTAGGGTTGTAAATTAACTTCTTGCACCTCCTCGGTACATGGATTGTACCGTCCCCAATCCTAACAACGGTACGCGATGGGCGATAAACCTTATATATATAAGACTTATTCGCGTCGCGAGGTTGCTGGGATAGAAGAGACGATGGGACACGAATGCCAGAGTCATTATTTTCATCAAAGGGAACTAGGAAGGATCTTTCCTCTCTAGAGAGCCCAGAGACTAAATAACGTATACTACTATGAAGTTGTATACCTGTCATAGATGACCAGTCATTTAAGAGGTTGATGGCGACAAAGATATCTTGCGGAGAGGTTAGTCTTTTTACATAGACGCCTCGAACAGGATGGCCTAAAAACCAATCGCTGCCGCAAGATTCCCTGAAGTGACCTTCAAAGAAGGTCTTCGAGCTGTTGGCGGAGAAACCAAGCAAATCTAAGAGACGACTCACATCGCGATAGGCAAGCCTATCAACTATTAAGTCGTCCCCGAAACAAGCCCAGTTCTTGTCACCCCTATCATCAACCAGGATACCCTGATTGCGATAGGCAGCTCGAATAAGACAGCTGAATATTACGGTCTGCAAGGGAAACGTAAAACCGTTACCCATAGTAGACATCATATTCAAGATCACGGTCTGCCCCTGCACCTCTGTCTGAGGCGTGCGAAGCTCCATAAGGGTTTCGAAAAACCAGTCTGGAAAAATCTCACGACAAAGATTAAGAGATATAGAGTCAGAGGCACTCGATAAGTCAATTGTAGAAAATTGCCCATCGAGAGAGCCTCTCCGTGCTAGTCGTTGGTTTATGAAAGGTTGGGTCGCAAGGTCCGTATTAAAGGAACTTAGCAATCGCCCTTCAAGGATACTACCTAACCCAAGCTGATAAAACATATTCAGCGAGGGTTCAGTACATATCATACGACTAATGTCTTTGCTTTTTGGAACGAAGCTACTCCTACTGCAATTTACATACGTGGGTGCACCGTAGTGGGCATAGCGGATAATTTCCGCATTTGACCACTCAGGGTACATCTTGACGTAAGTACTATACATTGAGTATAGAAACTCCTTTGTTGCACTCAACTTTGACGAAAAGAGCTTAGCATACATGCTTTGCCCACTCGCCAGAATTGATGAACCGGGCCCACAACGACCAGCTTCCATTATGTAATAGAAGCTATCAAAGAGGAGCCGGCCTGAAGGATGGAGAAAGGAATCGATCTCTTTAAGGAAAAGTCCGTAAAGTTGATCATCCCAAGAAGTCTCCAATTTCAGACTCCAGTTCTCACACTTTTTATTGAATGTGAGAAACTTCTCAAGAGCGCAGCGATCGGCAACGTCCGTGTTCTCATATTCCCACTTTTTCAGAAGTGAGGTGAGGATCGAAGTTGCTGCTACCTGCTCAGGGGAAGCACCTGGGATGTTCTCGGCGGCCAGTACAGTACCGGACGGCAGAGAACAACAAACATCGGAGTAAACGGCATTGTAAAGAACGACAGGGCTAAGGCTCATATCGTAATCTCCAACTGTGACACTAATAGTGTACAATTTCAGTAGTACACTGTCCTTAAAGTAGAAAAGCCACCATAGGTTTCCTCTATTATTGAATAATAAGGGACCCCATAGAAGCCTTTCCGCAGCCTAAAATCATGACGAGAAATAGGTTTATCGCAACGATAATACTTCCGACGTTGAGGAACGTCGACAGCATCGTACGCGAGAACCGCCGTCTCAGAGCCCTTGTCGGGCCCTTTCGTGATTACGGCCTCATACCAAATAACATTGTAAAGTACACGTTCGCAAATCATAGAAACACCTCGTAATAAACAGTAAAACTGATTTATTACTTAGGATTGCCACTATTACGTGACGTCACCCAAGCAATGACAGTCGATATGAGATCAAGGACAAATCGCCATGTGTTATTCATGACCAGCTTCCTTATTTAGTAAACTAAATAACTCCGCTGATTATGGTATCTCCCAACCCAGAGGCAACCTGGTTAAGGCTGCCGATGAGGAAGGACATGGCTGCACGTAGATTGGCAGCGTCCGCTATGTCGGCACCCGCTGGAACATCAATGGTAAGCTTAGACAAGCAGACCACTGGTGATTGACCAGCTAACGGGGTGACGCCTTTGCGGCCGATGACACTAAACGTGTTTCGTGGCACAGAACGGAGAGCACCAGTCACGGGATCCACAGGCCCTAGAGTTTTCAAGCTCTGGGGACGCTGCAAGGTCATCGTGAAAGGCCGACTTACGCTCGAGAGTGCATCAACACCAGCCTGTGT